TTGGAATTTGGAGTTGCAACAAATCTACATTTAACATTAAAATCAAGACTATAAATTAATGTTCTTCGACTTGTTTCAAAACTTCCTTCGTACTCATCGGAAAAGGTAACATTTGTTAATGTGATAGGAACATCAATTGAAGTATTTGGGCCTTCCAAATCTTTTACGGCTATTGTATATTCAGGTGTAAAAATGGGAAATATTTGTTCGACAATTTGAAGTGCATCATCTTGATTTCGTGCATATACATTAAGTTGTAAACCAATGTTGTAAGGAACACTTTGCCATTGTCTTTGTTTTGAAATTGTAGTACCTTCAATTGGAATTAAAGTTTGATTAAGACGATTTAATTTTGAAGCTGTATCATATTCAATACTTGTTATTTGAAAACTCATTCGTGGAACTTTTACAGCAATGTCACGAGGAGCTCCTGCAGAATTAGGATCATTGTTATAATTTAATCTTATAAGTGTATGTTCCTTTGGACCATATGCCAATGGAACACGAGAAATGTTGGTCATTTTACCATCAATTATTTTTGCCGTATGAATATTATTAAAAATACTACCAAATACAGCAATAATTTTTTTAATGGTACCATTGTAATAATAAGGATTGTCCAGCATAATTATGGTGTGTCATGTATCGGGTCACCAAACGGATTATCAAACGAAAAGTCGATAAATCCATTTGCACCTATTGTTTTAAAATCGTAATTTTGCATACCGTCGTCATTACCAAATGATGCACCTCTAACATTTGTGCTTTCAATAATACTATTTACAGTTGCGACGGAACCGCTGACTGATCCAGTTAAGATTGTATTTGGTGTTATGGTATGATATGCACCGTCATCAAAAGTTGTTGTGCCAACTCGCGCAACTTTTGATCCATCTTGAGTCTTTTCGTGATCAAGAAATTCAACATTTCCTGTAATACCACTTGGTAATTTTATCAATAATGTTTCACCTAACTCAAATATTTCATTATTGTTGTGATATGATATTTTAAAGTTGGATGCGTGTTGGTTATATCTTTGAACCTCATCAACTTCTACAATACCTGTATCAATTTCCTGATTAGAATATTCAAACAGTTCACATGTAAGTTTAAATGTTGGAACGTGACCTAATTGAAAAAATGGTTTTTTATCTTCAACATAACGCACTTCAAATAATCCTTTGGTCATCGGTAAAAAAATAAGGTCACCTTCACGTGGTCTGACGCCACCAGGTGTATAACCAAAACGACTTATCAAGGAATTCCAACGCTTATCACTAACAACAAAAATTAGTTGGTCACGATTTTCGAAACCAAACTTGGTAAAAAGAGTTCCGTCACCTTCCATTCCCTCAAAGCTTTCAATATACATTTCCAACTTTAAAGCGGAATCAAAACGCGATAGTACATCTTCATTTAGAATACCATCAATTTTAGCAATTTTTCTTGGGACATAATACACATCATGTCCGTAAATTTTCATTGCTTCTATAATAATATCCTCATATAGTGATTGTTCGCTTTTCGTTCCGTGGCTTATATAAACATTGCGAGGCATGTAATGTATTTATATGTTAACCAAAGTAAAATTCTGCTATCCGCAATAAAAATCAGGCGGAAACGAGAATTTTAATTCAAAGTCGGTTTCAATTTTATCAATGTCAGCATTCGCATCATCATAAATTTGTCGCCCGTTAATTGTTACACCGCCTGGCAATATCATATTTTCAAATTTTAATAAATTAAGACCCCATTGACGTTTTAACAGTGCAGTCAAATATCTTTTAAACATCATGTCATTGTAAATGCCGGTATAGTTTTCAGGATTTAATGTTCGATATCCTTCAAGAATAATATACTGTCCTATTTGCACATCTGATTTCCAATTATCATGAATCTTAACAGTATGCATGTGACGAGAAAAATTGATTTGTTGACTTTGACCTGTAAGAACCATTTCAATCAAACCAAGATATTGTTTTGTCATTTCAAAATTAACAAGGCCTTCAGGGTTGCGAAGACCGTAAAGATCATTAAGAAACATTTGATACTGCACGTTAAACATATCAGCAGCATATCCTGTATTAATTTTTAATACACGAAGAACAACAATAATATCCTCAGGAATTGTTATATAATCATTATCATAATCTTGTTGAGTAATAACATGTTTGTAAAATGTACGAACAATACCATCACTATGATATTCTTGATAAAATTGTAATGCTTCATCAACACGATCTTCGATTTGATCATCATCTATATTTATTTCAATTACAGGTGCGCCTAAAGAACGCAAACAATAATCAACCAATTCCTGTCGTGTAGAAGGTCGTGCCATAAATGTTATTTATATTTAAAACTCAATATGTATTACTTATTCCAAATTTTCATAATAAGCCATATAAATGCGCTTCCTACCACTTGTAATACAAACATACCACCAACAATTTTTGCACGATCATTTTCTAAAGAATCAATACGAGTTTTAACCACCACCAACTCGTTGCTTTTTACAAAATCCTCTCGCATTTCGTATAATTGCTGACGCATTTCATTATTCAATATTTTTAAATCTTTTATTTGATCACTTATTTCTCTACGCCATTCCAACTGCATAAGAATAATTTCATTTTCAAAGGAGTTTGGAGTGATAGATTTATTGTTTTGAATTGACATTTTATTTGCGCATTAAAATAATTATATCTTTATTTATATTACAACAGTTTTTTGGTATAAATAATTTATTATGAATGATAAAGTATACATTACACAAAGTTTTAAAGAAGAACTTGAAGCATTAAATAGCGGCCCGCTTGATTATATTACCGTATACAAAATTGAAAACGGTAAAGTTTACTTTAAAGCAAATAACCATAGGTTACACTTGGAAGCTTCCGAGTTTAAGGAAGTTTGCCTAGGACAAGATTAATCGGTGAAACAAAGATAGAAACATATCGCGATCATCTTCAGCTGTTCGATATTTGTGATTGAGGATATTTATATGATTGGCATTTATGGTCGTGTGCGCTATTCATACATCTGTCAACGCGACGTATTAGACCAGTTTTAACGAATGGATATTTCATTTGCTTCTAAAGATTCAATAATTTTTAGCCCAACGGCTGTACTAAGAGCTGTCGTTGGATGAACTGTGTCTTGTATTATTGCGGGATTGAGTCCATGATGCGCATATCCAGATCCTTGATTGAGCGTTTCAGCCAATTCATAAGAATCAACGAGAATATCATAAAACCCTGCGTCTTGATCGGCTCTCATCAAGGCGTTGAACGCAAGTTGTCCAGCCATATCTAGCGCGTGCTGCTCTTCGGTATATGTGCCGCCAGGTCGTCCTAGAGTATAAGTACGAGCAATAATAGTAGCATCTGAATTGTTGGTACGAACAAATTGCCAAATTGTCTTAAAATCAGCATATTGTTGCGCCGCAGTATATCCTGTATAGAAATGATCTGATGAGAAAAAATCAAATACTACCGGTTCATCACTTGTACTCGCTAGTCCAGCTGATGTGATGCCGGTAGTTCCTAATCCAGCAACAATACTGGGTGTTTGGGTTCCTCCTACCGCATAGTTTATAGTAACGACATTGGTTCCCCAAATGTCGGGAAGAGTCATGAATACAGGTAAAGTAAAATTGATGATTGAATCTCCGGCTGTGACATATTTCCATTTAGGGAATAGCACTCGTGCCGCCGTAAATACTTGGGTAATTTCTGATTCCGCCAATATACGATTGAACATCAACCAACCTCCAGTGGAGTTTGCGCACCAACGGGTAGTGGGTGCAGTTGAAGGTAATTGCACATTCCCCGTGTTCGTCCCGCAAGACCCACCGATAATCACACCTTGTATATTTTGATGATAAAGTGGATACTCTGTTATAGTCGCAGCATTGTTTGCCGCCTGCGCTGTTTGTACAGTGCCTCCCTCGTTGCGAAAAGTAAACGCGTTCGCAGTGCCGCTTGCCACAGATGAATTGTAGCTGTAGGCCATAAAGTGAGAAC